TCGGCATAATACTTGCCTTCTTCATCGATGAGTTCCATCTTCACAACATTGCGGTACACTTTATCATACGTATCTTCCTGTGAAGCCCCGGCTTGGAAATTGACCGACAACACGGTTGTAGGACTGGCAAAACTCATGTCTTTCTGCTTTGACTTAGTTACTGCCTTACCCTCATTGCTTTGCATCTCCGGTCTTCCGACTATCTTGAGACCCAACCAGCCCAACACGCCTGTCAAAATCTTCCAGCTCGCACGCACTGCAGCGCACAAACCCATAACAACGGCGGCCAAAATACCGGAACCCATAACCAAAACGTCGACGTCCGATAATCCGTGCAAAAATCCTGTCATAAAATTGCCGCCACAAAACTGTGCCATACTGCGTACACTGTCTGCGGCTGACGAAACCATTGCACTCAAGGTCTCCATCCAGCTCCTGTTTGCAGTTTCCTGGTGCTCTTCGAGCAAACGTGCAGCCTCCTCAGCCGCTATGGTGTCTGCTATTATCGCATCCCTGGCATTCTCCAGCCAGTCTAGCACCTTCTCGGGTGTGTTGGGAGGCAAGTCAAACGTCGTAGGTATTTCAAAGCTCTCCACATTTCCTCCAGACTGGAATTCCACGGGCTTAGGCACATGCTCCAACATGTCCAACAAGGCTTGAATATCATCAACCTCCTGATCGTTCTTAACCTTACGGTCACGAATCGCGCGGGCGGCATCTTCCACTACACCTCTCAACCCACGGGCATCCGTTAAATCGGTCACGATGTTACTGTCAAATCGGTGTGGATGAATCACCCATGCATCCCACGGAATTGCGCTCATTATGTCCTCAAAAGTTAATTCCTCATTAGCTGCACTGCGCTCCGCAAGTCTCTTCACGTTCTTGTGAACCATGGATGTCACCATCTCATAGTCAAACCTGCCCTCATTCGCATAAGAGGGATTCAACTCCACCCAATATGCGGACTGAAACCGACGCACGACGGCCTCTGGGCAGGTTATAAACTCTTGCCAGTCCGCTTTAATATTGGAGCTGTTGGTAGTACCAACAATCAAAGGCGTATTGAGGTAGAACTTTCCCTTACTCTCCACATCAGCGAAGTTCAAGGGATAGCTCCAATTCCCAACAGCCCTAATAACTTGCATGGCTTCTGAATCGCTCTGGCCAGCAACGCCCTTAACTTGAAAGGCGTCGTCCATGACTAAGCATTTCTGCCCTACATAGCCATTCCAATACTCAGTTGTGCCTTTTTGCCATAATTGCGACAAGGCATCCTTGGCAGACACCTCACCTGACAACCACAATGCTATGGTGGCGACATAACGCACCAAGCTGGTTTTACCTACTCCTGAGCCACCACCAAACATCATCATGTACGGCATAGCACGCACATTGTTGGATGCCGACAATGCTCCCTCATGAGGTTTCAAAGCCAAACCTAGCTTGTCTATCCAAATGGTGACTTCCCTCTTCGACTCTGGAGTCGTTAACACCTGGAGAAATCCAAAACCCTCCAAATAATGCTCGCGAATCTCCTTCAGCTTCTCAAGCTTAAGCACTGGGTTGGCAGCCATCCACTTAAGGTATTCAATGCTTTTCTTGCGCCATTTCGTCAATAAGGTGTTGTTCTGGGTTAAGCT